AAATGATGTTGCCAATCCTTTGATTGCTTCAAATTGCCGAGGTATTCCCCAAGACTCTGTTCAACGCCCCCGTTTAACACAGTGGGGTTGCCTTCGTCACTTTGACGCAACATTGGTTGGAGCAACGTGTACATTTGCTCTGGGTTTAATGCGTTGGATTGTGAGATCGCTGCTAAAGAACTGGCTTTGAGACGTTCGGCATTAGCTGATTGGCGTTCTGATTCCAATTCAGTTTGCAACGCAGAAGTTTCATTGAGAAGACGGGTTTCAAGCGTTTTAGATCGCTCTTTCTCCGCTTCATACAGTTCTTTGTATGCACCTTGACTTTCAAGGTTTTCACGCTTCGCCGTTTGTTGAGTTTCCTGCAACTGTGCAACTTCGGATTGAAGTTTTGCGAGTTGCTTCTTTGTCTGTTCCGCTTCCTTCTTAGCTTTGGCAGCTTGGGAATTGGCGAAACCTAATTTCTTCTGTAGTAATTCTTCAGAGGCACTGCCTTCCGCTGAATTAACAGGTGGGTTGGGTGGAATTGCTGCGGGTGTAGCGGTCACGGACTCACTAACAGCGTCGGCCACAGGCTCAACTACCGCTGTATCCTCAGACATGCAAAAACGAGAGGTTGACTACATTCTACCTCGTTCTTACCTGTTTTGGTAGTAACTACTTAACTAAGTACTGTTTCTTTCTTCTTTGTTGCTGGTTTGCGTGGCTTACTAGCTTTCTTTGGTGTCGCTGTCTTCGCTTCGGCTGTTTCCCAACGCGGCCACCAAGGACTCGGATACCAACAAGCCATGTTCTTACTTATCTAAGTAGCTTCATACTACAGGAACTACAACGCATCGGCAGTTTGGGTGAACCGCAGGTAAAAATGGATAGTCACTTAAACTTCTCTTCTGAACACGGTGGTATGGGAGACATACAGGACAGGTATTCTCTAATGTTGCTAACCACATCCATTGTTGCCCCGGTGCAGCGATGTCATTCCATAAATCTCGGGCTGACTTATTCGCAACATCCCAGACTGCCGCTGTGATTGTGTTATTTGTTCTGTTTAGCATTTGGTTGGCATAAGATCCTCGTCGTATCTGTGCGATGGTTCGACCGTTGCGCTCCAGAGTGCGTACTACTTTGTTAGCAATCTCCGTTGTAGGTAACTCCATAAATAAAGAATTGCGAACCATTTTATCCAAATCCTTTGCCATGTTTATGGTTAGACGGTTAGCCGTTCCCGGCGATCCTAAGATTGCGTTCAATGTCACACCCCCTATTACTACTTTTTCAAGTAATTCCTGATTACTTAGTACCTCCGGTGCAGGAGCAGGTTGGTCTACATATTTTGCCGCTGCTTTTTGTATTTTTGGTCTTATTACCTCTAGTTCTGGCGGGATCTGTACCCGAAGAACACTAGAAATTGTCGATAAGATTGGTAAGGCTAGGGGTTGGATTTGTTGCCATTCATAAATTCTGAATTGTCCGTCTGGGCTTAATTCGTTTACTAATTGACGTAGTTCCAACATTGCGAGACGCAGGATGGGGCGCGTCTCTTTTTCTATTCTGGCCTCGACTTGGCTTGCGAACAATAAAAATAAGGCGAGGAGTTCATCTTGCTTTTCTTTAGTCTGCATACTTGCCGGATCTCATTGGAGTTGGCAAGGTCATTGATCCTGATGTTCCACCGCCGGCTGCGTCACCACTGGTAACACCTCCGCTGATCTCTTCGTTCTTAATTTGTACCTGTGCTTTCGCTTGCTCTAAATCCATCTCGATCTTGTCTTCCATCTCATCTTTTGTTCTCATCAACTCTTTATCTAGCTCTACATAAGGAGGAATAACTTCTCCCTCTTGCAAGATACGAAGCAATGTCTCTTGTGAGATCTGGTTCTGCATCTGGAGTTGGAGCATCGCAGTGATTTGGTTGCCATCTAGTAACCGGTTCTCATAATCACGCGGGATGGTTACGCTTGGTGGTTCTACACCTGCGTAATCTGCTGCGATTTTTAGGATGTCGGTGATTGCGCGAGCTAGGTCTTCACTGATGATTGACATGATTGAATCGCTGTCAATTCGATCAAGTCGCTTGGCTTCGGCAGCGGCATTCGTGATATTTTGCCTAGCTAATGTGCTAATGCCGAGACTGCTGATTTGCTCTTCCAATGTGCGTAGGCAATCCAATTGAGATTGGAATGAATCGCTATTGCTAGATACGTAATCAGCCGAGCCATCTGGGGGAAGTAGGACAGCCGTGTTAACTGATAGACCGAGCTTGTTGTCAGAGTCAGGGTCGAAACCTTTTAGTACAAATATTGGTTGGCTTCCGACGTGGATGCTGTGGTGATAATCAGTGAAGCGTTGGCAATAAGCGATGTTTAGGTTCGCTACTTCTAGTAGAGGGGGTCTACTGAGGAGGGTGCCAAGTCTATTGGAATACACTGTGACGACTGGGATTTGATCGAGGTCGTAACTGCCTGATTCGTGCAAGTACCAGCCGGCGTTTCTGCCGGTTGTTGCGTTTTCTGTTCTCCAGACTTCGTATTTGCCCGGTTCGAGGACTCGCACTTGCTCGATGACATCTTCGCCAAATCTTCCCTCTGGTTCACTGACAATCTCCGAATAACGTAGTTGGGTTAAGTCTGCTTGGGCTCTATTTCCTTCTGTTCGCCAGCCACATATTTGTTGTGCTTCGATTGGGCATAGGTATGGGCGGTAATCGCCTGACCTCATCTCAGCTAGGTTGTTGGGCAGGTCTTTCGGTGATTCCACTAAGACACTGGTATGTCCATAGAGGAGTGCGTCTACTAAAACTCTTCTTGCAAATTCGTTAAGGGGTGTGCCGTCTCCTGTGACATCTTTTGACCACTCTCTCCAGTACTCTTCGTCACCTCCCTCTAGGTGAATACCACGCCTGAGAATTGTTCCCGCAGCTTGAGAAGCTAGTCGCTGTAGGAAGGGTGGCATGACTGAGTGAAAAATGCGACGGCCATAAGCGTCGTCATCTTCGCGGGGTTCGCGCGGGATAATACTCTCAGCGTTTTGGCGAATCGTCTTCGTGCCACCAACACAGGTATTGATTGGAGCCCAGAAGGGCATCATTCCGAGGACTGCCGCGTTCTTTGCACTCGGGTCTTCGGGTTGGTCGTTTTTGGGGATGTCTACCCTTCCGGTTAATCCACCTAAGTCAATAAGCGAATTTTTACCCGGACGCGAGGGGTAGGTGGAGCCGGAAATAGTCATGTCCCTATTCTAGTAGATACGAATGGTTGATCCACCACTTGTCCAACGACGTAATGGAGCTAGATAACTTATTGCATATCCTAAAGCATCTACTGGTCCAGAGATATCATCTAAGCCGCCAATTCCCTTGGTAGGTTTACCGGTTTTATCATAGGTTTGCTGTTCCAAAGCCTTAATTAAGTACTTGCAAGAGTTGTGTACTTTGAGACGGTTCGCTAATAACAAGACGTTGACGCAGTTAACGCGGTCAGCGACAAGTGGGTTGCTTGATTGTGCTTTAACTATTAACTTTCCTTTCTTTAGTAAGCTAAGATCAGACTCGGAGGCGTTGGTGGTAGTGCGTTGACGACTTGCTGCGTCAGGGATTACGACTAGGTTTTCTCTTTGTAGTTGGTCGGGGTAGGTGTTAATTAGTTTTTCGACTACTGCGGGGGTGTCTTTTGGGTAGTGTTCATTTATGACGTGGAATTCGTCGCCGCGACGGATGATTGTCATGCAGAAGCAGGCGGCTACGTTGAAATCTATGCCTATAAATATGCGGTCTTCTTTGTTAATTTGTTCGTCAGTCCAATGTTTATCTCTATCGAATGGGTGGTAGACAGTTGTGTTCTCTAGGTTGGTAAATTCTCCGTTGATGTAACTTGCAATTAAATTTGCGTCGTAGTTTTGGTAGAGGGAGTCAATAAATCCGGGGGGTAGGTGCGGGTTGTCTGTTGTTTTTGCTTTGATCATCCGGCGGTCATCGTTATCTCCGTTTTCGACAAATGTTCGGTAGCACCATTTATATCCTTCCGGGGTGGAGCCGACTGCGAGGACTGGGTTCTTGCCTCCTCGTAATCTGGCTAAGAACATTTCACTTGCTTTTTGCGCTACATCTGGTGGTGAGGTATCTATTTCGTCAGCGAGGATGAAGGACAGGTTTTGTCCACGGATGCGGTTCCATGTTTCAGTTGCTCGGCATAGCAATGTGGTGCTGCCGTGTTCGGTGTGGATGATGTATTCCGGTTGCGGTGATACTCGGAAGTCATGTTCTATTCCGTATTCTTCTAAAAAATCATCGAAGCTTCGCATCCAGACATCCCTTAATAAAATGTGCGTGGGTTCGAAGACTGCGCCGACTGTTCCGGGGTTTTCCATGCAAAGTAATATTGCTTTTGCACACAACGCTCTAGTTTTTCCACTTCCGAAGCCTCCAATGAAGCCGAGAATGAGGTGTTTTTGATCATTACAAAATGTTCGTTGGGCTGGTAGTAACCCTTCTACAATTTTAAATCGCAATTTTTCATTAGTTTCGTTCGCTCGGCTGGATACCTGAATCGGTGGTTCGAGGCATGAGCCGCCCGGTACGTTCGCTAGTAAACTCACCTATAAAATCATTACTTACTTAAGTAGGATAGTAGGTAATAAACATAGGGGGTAGGGTGAACGAGATTATTGCAGCAATTCTTGGGGCTGGTATTTCAGTTGTGGCAATGTTGGCGATGGGGGCCGGTAAAAAGAGGGAATCCTTTACGGTTGAAATATTTAAGAGGCTGAATACGTTGGATAATAAGGTTACTAGGTTGGAAGAGAGGGTCAGCATTAAAGGGGTGGAGGATTAATTATGAATTGTTGGCACTGTAAAACTGAGTTGATTTGGGGTAGTGACTCCGATTGCGAGCATCTGGAGGACTATTCGATGGTTACTTTCCTGAGTTGCCCGAAATGCAAGGCAGACGTTGAGGTTTTTCTTCCCAAAGACAACAAAACCCCCTAATGTCCTCTACAACTTAGGGGGCTTTGAAGCTATCCAATAACCAAAATGCTAATACTTGCTAAGGGGGTAAAGGGCATTCCTATTTTACTACCTATTTAAGTTGAGACAACATCTTGGAGACGAAGGGGGTAGGGGTGCTGTTAATACTTAAGTAAGTGTAGTTTTATAATTTGGTTAGGTCTATGAGCAACCGCCCCCGACCGCCCTCGCGCGACAAATCGCTTGGGTGGGGGTGGGTGTTTTGCTTGCATAACTGCTTTACAGACAGTTATGCGAAGGCCCTAAATCAGTGAGTCACTAGGGTTAAGAGTATGTCCACTAAATATCAAGCTATGTCCAGTTTTACGGGCTGCTATTTATCATTTAAGCAATTACTTATGTATAAACAATAGGGATTAATTAAATAGGAGCTGCTAGGGTGCCCCCCTTAGAGATATATGTGAGAGAGTGTTATCTATTAATTGCTAGGCTCTAATCTCAATAATCTAGCTTGAGCGTTAATTGCTCCGATTGCGTTTGAATATTGATTATTTCGCATGCTGGCCTTATATACAGAGTCAAGCCGGTCTAGTGTCTCTACTGTCTTTTGCTCTCTGCTTACTTCATATTCTTGCTTGATTATCTCAAATAATTTAGTTCGTAGGGTGTCCACCTGACGTGTTTTCAGCCCCCAATTTTCTGCGGCATAGAGCAACATATCCAAACGTCCGTAGCCCTCTCTATGTAGCCTATGGAGTGCCTGTATTCTCTCGTTTGTCTCTAATTTAGTGGCCTTTTTACCCACAATTAAAGCGCGTTAACAACATATAAAGCCACTATAAACGTTAATCATTTAAAAGTGTAGCTATACCAATAAAAAGACAATAAAAAAAGGCCCGCAATTTGCGCGGGCCGGTGATCTTGTTGTTTGACTGGTTAGTTTTTAAACTTCTTTAATAAGCTTTTATATTCTTTATGGTCCTTAGTCCCTAGCTTGTAATCGCTTTCCATTTGCTCAAACATATATAAGGCTTGATCAAATTCAGCATCAGTTAATTTAATACTTTTCATCTTATTGTCCCTGTAAAGCGTACTCTAAGCACTTAATGACATCCTCATAGTAATCATTCTGTAAATTCATAGCCGGTTGATCCTTTTTAAAGTCTGTAAGTGCGGTTGCTAGAAGTCCAGAAAGTAATTCAGTTTGCAAATTAGTCATTAGTTTTCCCCCTCATAGTAAGAAACATCTAAAACTGTCACGGGCTCGAGGAATTCATCAACATAATTTAAAACACAGTTTTGTTCTAGTGGATCACCTGAACAGTAATCACCATTTTTATCTACCTCAACCAGTAGAGTGACTTTTACTTTTTTAGTATCTTGTTTTACTCGATACTCTTCAAGTGATTCCTTTAATTCGCTTTCACTGAGATCATCAACCGTATAGCCGGTAATTAACTCCTTATTAATAGAGTCAACTTGATCTTGAGTTAAATGAGCAGTATTAGCCATTCTCCTCACCCTCTTCATATTTTAGAGCGTTATCTGAAAAGGTTTTAAGTTCTTCAATAACCTCA